GACGTTCGCGGGCGACCCCATCATCACCACCTACTCCTGAGGGACCACATGAAAGTGCTCGTCGTGCGCGAGGCCTTCGGCGACTACGCCAAGGGCGACATGATCACCGACCCGGATGCCATGGCGAAGGTCGAGGCCGACGGCCAGGTCCACCACTGCACGCCGACCGAGGTCGACGACAGCTTCTTCGCCGAGGCCGCCAAGACCCGCGGCAAGGCCGCCGAATAACCGCCGACCGGCGCCCACCCATCATCTGAGGAGCTTCGCCCGTGACCCAATTCACGTTCGGCGGGTCGAACCCCGCCGCCCAAGGTGTTCCCGACCTGTTCATCGGGATCCAGCAGCCGCCCGCCGCCACCCTTCCGGGCGCGCCGTCCAACTTCCTGGGCGTGGTCGGCACCGCGACCTGGGGCCCGGTGGACGTCCCGGTCCAGGTGGGCGCCGACGCCGCCACCGCCGCCTTCGGCTATATCCAGGCCCGCAAGTACGACCTGGTCACCCACATCGCCATCGCCAACATGCAGGGGGTCAAGGCCTTCTACGGCGTGCGCCGCACCGACGGCACCGATGTGGCCGCGAGCGTGGTGGTGCAGACCACCTGCCTGACCCTCACCGCCAAATACACGGGCTCGCGCGGCAATGGCCTAAAGGCCACCATCGGCACCGGCACGGCGCCCAACACCAGCAAGCTGACGCTGTCGATGCCCGGCCTTCCGGTCGAGACCTTCGACAACATCGCGGGTGCGGCCAACGCCCTCTGGGTGGCCATGGCGGCGGCTGTGAACGCGGGTCAGAACGCGGCGCGTGGCCCCAGCCAGCTGGCCACCGCCTCGGCCGGTGTCGGCACCACGGCGCCGACCCTCGCGACGCTCTCCATGACCGGTGGCACGGACGGGGCGACCACGATCACGTCCACGGTCCTCCTGGGTTCCGACGCCACGCCTCGCACCGGCCTCTATGCCCTGCGTGGCACCGGCTGCGCCGGCGTCATGATGGCCGATGCGGACGACGCCACGGTCTGGCCTTCCCAACTGGCCTATGCCCGGTCCGAGCTCACCGAGGCGTTCGCCACCAGCCCGGCCGGCGACACGATCTCGGCCTTCACCACGGCCATCAACACCGCCGCGGTCGACGACCCCTGGATCACTGTCCTCCTGGGCGACTGGCTCTATTTCGTGGATGCCACGAACGGCGTCACCCGCCTGGTCTCGCCGCAGTCGGCCAACGCCGGGGCCAAGATCGCGGCCGGTCCGCACAACAGCGCGCTCAATCGGCCCATCGCCGGAATTTCCGGCACGCAGTCGACGGTGGCCAACAAGGTCTATTCGGGCGCCGACCTGCAGCTGCTTGCCGCGGCGCGCGGCGACGTGATCACCTCGCCCTCGGTCGGCGGCGCCTACCTGTCCTGCCGGCTGGGCCGCAACGCCTCGTCCGACCCGGGCCGTCACGGCGACAACTACACCTCCATGACCAATTATTTGGCCCGGTCCATGGGATTGGGCCTTGGTCAGTTCGTTGGCCGGCTGATCACGCCGGAGGAGATGCGCGAGGCCGCCTCGACCATCGGCGACTTCCTCGAAAACGAGAAGCAGGCGGGCCGCATCGACTCGTACAGCGTCCAGATCGACGGCGCCAACAACCCGCCGTCGCAAATCGCCCTAGGCGTCCAGAAGGCCACCGTCCTGGTGCGCTACCTCTCGACCCTGGAATACTTCGTGGTCGACCTGACCGGTGGCCAGACCGTCACCCCGGTCTCGGCCCTGCCGCTCGCGGCCTAACCCCACTCACCTAGGAGAGGCCCGCCATGCCCATCGGCGATTTCAATGTCGGCAAGGACGTCACCGTCGACGTCATCACCGCCGCCGGCCCCCTGCGGGCCACCATCCGCACCGGCTTCTCGTCGAAGCAGGACACCTCGCCGCTCACGGTCAAGGGTTCCGACGGGATCAACCGCCACGCGGAAGTGCCGGAGGGCTGGTCGGGCAGCCTCGACTATGAACGGGCCGACTCCCGCCTGGACGATTATTTCGCCCAGCTGGAGGAGGCCTACTATTCCGGCCTGAATACCCGGGCGATCTCCATCACCGAGACGATCCGGGAGGTGAACGGGGCTGTCAGCCAGTACCGCTACACCGGGGTGGTCATGAAGCTCGATGACGCCGGCTCGAAGATGAGCGACCAGACGATCAAGCAGAAGGTCTCCTGGCGCGCGGCCCGCCGGATCAAGGTGACCTGATGAGGGCGCCCAGGGTCACCATCGAAAAGCCGGGCGTCACGCCCACCCAGGAACTGATCGCCAACGCGGCCAAGGATGAACTCCTGAAGGGCGACGGCATCACCATTCTGGTGCGGAAGCCAGGCCCGCTGGCCCAGTTCCGGCTGATCGCCGCGGTCGGGGCCGAACTGGCGGCGAACCAGACCTACATGCAGATGATCAACCCGCTGATCTACATCTCGCAGATCAACGGCGAAGACGTCATGCCGCCCATGTCGAACCTCGAGGTGGAGGCGCTGATCACCCGCCTCGACGACGAGGGCCTGGGCCTGGTGATGTCCTGGTATCTGGTCAACATCATCGGGGCGACGCAGAACGCCATGGACGCCGCGACCAAGGCGGCCGAGGCCAAGGCCAAACTAAAAAACTAGCCACGGCTGAGCCGATTATCGAGGCGCTGTGGTTGGTCCACCATGGCGTCCCGTTCGACTTGGCCTTCCAGCTCGACGACAACACCCGAGCGGCCTTCGCGATCATCTTCAGTCAATTCGAGGGCAACAAGTTCAACTTCAACACCATGACCTTTGAGGACCCGCCCAAGTGAAGCACGTCGAAGGCCTGGGCGAGATGGCGCTGGAGCTGGCGCTCCGCGTGCCGGAGATCGCCTTGGAGCTGGGGCACGGCCTCGACAAGGTGCTGGAGCGGATCGAGATGACGGCGAAGGCCGAGTTCGGCCAGTACCAGAGCGCCCAGGGTCCGTTTCCGGCCTGGCCGGAGTTGGCCGAGGCCACGAAGGACGACCGGGTGCACCAGGGCTATGCAGAGAACGAGCCTCTGCTGCGGAGCGGAGACACCCGAGACAGCGTCGAGCGCGAGCGCGACGGACTGGAGGGCGTCGTCGGGTCCAAGGACGAGAACCTCGTCTTCCACGAGTTCGGCACAGCCACGATCCCGGCCCGTCCGGTGCTCGGACCAGCCGCCTTCGTGAACAAGGGCGCGATTCAGCGCCTCGTGGGCGCGGCCCTTGTGGCAGGGCTGATCGGCAAGACCGACCTGCTGCCAGGCGGCGAGGTCCACGAGGGCTTGGGCTACAATATGCGGACCGCCGACTAGCGTCCGAAGGCGGAAGCGATCATCGCCCAGGCGACGATCCCGGCGGCCGACAAGCCGCCGACCGCGATCAGGCCCCAGAAGGTGATCACCAGCAGGAGCATGAGCCGGGCAGGGTGGTTGTCGAAAGGCTGCTTGGCCACGTCGGCCCTGGCTGCTGACCTCGGCGTGACGTCCACATAGGTGACCGTCACGTCCGGTAACACACGATAGTTCGACTGGGCAGCGCGGGGAGCGCGGCCCATCGGAGGCCGGACCCCGTGAAGGTCCCGGAAGTCCTCTTCGAACGGCGTCAAGCGACGCATCGCAGCCCCTGAAATCAGTTCCTAACCGCAAGTTAACAGCATTTCGCAGCGAAGGAGAGGGGCCAGATGTTCGAAGCCTATTCCGTCGCTGTCCGCGTCACCCTGATCAACGGGGTGACGAGCGGGCTCATGAACATGAGCCGGGCCTTCGCCAAGACCCATGGCGACGCCAAGGCCCTTCAGCGCACCCTCGACCAGATCAAGTTCCAGGTCCTGGCCGGCGGCATCGTAGCCGGGACGGGCCTGTTCGGCCTGCACCTGATCAGCAAGACGATGCCGGCGGCCAAGGAATACGCCCGCCAGCTCGCGCTGATGAACACCCTGGGCATGAAGCAGGCCGATATCGCGAAGGTGGTCGGCGATGCCTGGAAGACGACCTATGCCGTGCCGACGACCACAGCGGCGGCGAACCTCGCCACCTTCCGTGAGCTGCGCAGCGCCTTCGGCTCAGATGCCCACGGCACCGCGCACGCCGCGCAGATGCTGCCGGTGGTCGGCCGCCTGCAGGGGGTCATGCGATCGCTGACCGGCAAGGACCAGGAGCACGTCGGCTTCGACATGGTGAAAGCCATCGAGCTGCGGACCGGGGTGATGACCACGGCGGCGCTGGAGCGCAACGCCGAGCTGATGTCGCGCGCGATCATCGGCATGGGTGGGACCGTGACCGTGTCCGACTTCCACGGCGCCATGAAGATGGGGAAGATGGCCACCAACAAGTGGTCGGATGACTTCGCCTACAACTACCTGCCCACCCTGATGCAGGAGCTGAAGACGGCCCATGGCGGCGGCGCCCAGAGCGCCGGCACCATCCTGATGAGCCTCTATCAGCAGATGCACGGCAAGATGACCAAGGCGGCTATGCCGCTTTGGGTGGAGAGCGGCCTGGTCCGCCCGCAGGACGTCGTCAAGAACTCGACGGGCAGCTTCCAGATGAAGCCGGGCGCCGTGCGCGGCACCGATCTCTTCGAGACCAACCCGTATCTGTGGGTCCAGCAGTACCTACGCCCTGCAGTCGACAAGCTGGCTGCTGCCAAGCACATCAGCCCTGAGACGGCGATCAACGCCATGTTCTCGAACCGGAACGCAGCGTTCGGGGCCTACAATATGTACGTCAAAGCAGCCCAGTACGACCGGGACAAGGTGACGATCACCCGGGCCGATGGCGGCTACCAAGCCTACGCCAAGCTGCTCAAGTCCGACCCGACCCTGGCCCAGGCCGCGCTCACCGCCCAGTGGCAGAACATCCTGGCCCAGATCGGCTTCTCGATCATGCCGACCATGGTGGCCGGGACCTTGAAGCTGATCGGCGTGTTGAAGACGTTGAGCGGGTGGATGCACCAGCACCCGACGACGGTCCGCATCCTGACCATGGCCTTCGTGGGCTTGTCGGGGGCCATGGTCTTTGGGGGCACGGTCCTGCTGCTCAGCGGCGCCTTCAAGGCGGTCGGCCTGGCGCTGAAGGTCTTCCAGGTCGCCAAGCTCTTCCAGATCGCAAGAGGCGTGACCACGGTCGGGGGATCGATCGCTTCGGCGGCGGCCAATTCGAGCATGGGGTTCACCTTCGCCAACGCGATCGGCAGCATCGCCAGCGCCATTGCAGTCGGCGCCGGCATCCTCGCGAACATCGCCATTCCGGCCTTGGGCTTCGCCGCCGTGGGCGTCGGTGTGAACAAGGCGCTGAACTATCAGAAGGTGCTGAAAAACCCGCGCGGGGCCAGTCCGCAGGAACTGCAGGCGGCGCTCGCCTACGCCCACGCCAACGCCGAGAACTATCGGGGGCAGTTGGCCAAGGGTCAGATCAACCCGGCCACGGGCAAGGCCTTCCTGAGCAAATGGGAGGCCGACGAGCAGGCGCTGCGCTCGGGCGGCGGCTCGCCCTACGTCGCAGCTCGGAACCGCCCTCAGGACAACACCAAGGGCATCATCAACATGGACGGCAAGAAGGTGGGCGAGATCGTCTGGGGCCACCAGGCCGACGCCATGGCCCGTCAGGCCTTCGCCGGCGGCAGCGCCTTCGATAGCAACATGAGCCTCGCCACGCCGGGCATGAAGTACTGAAGATGGCCGACACCATCATCCTGCTCGGCGACTTCGCCTTCGAAGACTTCGAGATCCCGCCGGAGATCGCCTACGGTTCGGAGCAGAAGACCTCCATCTATGAGCTGGTGGGCCGCGACCGCGTAGTCGACGCGCTGGGCGCGTCCTATGCGCCCATCGAGTGGTCGGGCATGTTCCGCGGCGAGAATGCCGAGACGCGCTCGATGGCGCTCGAAGCCATGGTCGAGGCCGGCCAGGCCGTCGCCCTGACCTTCGGTTCCCGAGCCTACACGGTCCTGCCGCACAGGTTCTCCGGCCGATATCAACGCCGCTACGAAATCCCCTACACCCTGACGCTGCTGGTCCTGACCAAGGACCACGCCCCGGCGCCCCTGGATGCAGGCCCCGACATCAACGACATGGTGGCAGCGGACATGGCCCGCTCCACCACGCTGGCGGGCAAGATCGGGGACGGCAAGCTCACCGGCCTGATCGGCAACGTCCAGTCGGCGGTGGACAAGGTCGCCAACTTCGCCACCGCCACCCAGGAGGCGATCCAGGGTGTCCTGGCGCCCATCGTCGCCGTGCAGAATCAGGTCGGCAGCCTGATGGCCAGCGCCGAGTCGATCATGAGCAGCGTCGGAAGCATCGGCGGCGTCCTGCCGGGCCTCGCGCCCTCGGTCCTGACCCGTGGCCTCGTGGCCCAGGTGAGCGCCTTCGGCCAGGCTTCCGACCTCTTCGAGCTCGGCTCGTCCATGGGCCGCATGGCCAAGAACCTGACCACCATCGGTTCGGCCGGCGCCGAGGTGGTGGTGGCCGGTGGTGATCTGATGCGGCTAGCTTCGGCCACCTATGGCGACGCCAGCGAATGGTCGACCATTGCCCAGGCCAACGGGCTGACCGATCCGAAGTTCGCAGGCCTGCGGCGTCTGCTGATCCCGCCGAGCGCGCGAGGGTCGGGCGGGGTGCTCAGCGGGTGACGGGGCAGCTTCGCCGGCCGCGCAGCATCATCAAGGTCAACGGCCAGGTCATCGCGGGCTGGGAGAGCTGGACCTGGGACGGCAACAGCCTCTATCAGGCCGACACGTTCGACGCGCTGTTCCCCATGAAAGACCTGCCGCCGAAATTCGGGCCGGT